TTATGCCGCTCGGATTGAGCCGCGAGTTGCTTCGGGGTGCCTTGGTACTTTTTGTATTCTTCGGCGTAGTTGCGGGGCATGTCTAACTCCTACTTGTGGTGTTCGCACGTAGTGACGGGGCAGAACCCGCACAGGCCGCTAGGCCGCGCATTCCAAACCCCACCGTCAAGCGCGGACTCAATCATACTCGCGTGGCCCGCCCACTTGGAGAAAATCTCTGGTAGCTGCGCCCGGGTGTACTCGGCCTTCACGACATCGTTCGCAACGACGAACAGCAGTGCCCCCTTGACGATATTAACCTTGGGGTAGTGCGACATTACCATCGCGGCCATAAGCTCAAGCTGCTCTGTATCTGCAAACCGACTCGACTTGCCGGTCTTGTAATCCCCAACCCGAGCGATACCCTTAGCGTGGTTAAGCGCTAGGTAGTCTGGGACACCCCGGAACCATACGTCCTTTGCAAAGAACTCGCAGGGCGAGAAGTCCCGGCGAATGCCGAGCTTGAGTTCGCACTTGAGTTCACCTGCAACTTTGGCGAGAGGCTCCACGAAACGCTCGTAGTGCTTAAGATTTTCTGGAAGTGGGGTTCCGTTTTGGATGTAGAGTTCAAAGGCTTTGTGTACACGCTCTCCGTAGAGCGTTGCTTCCGTTGGTGACGATTTAAAATGCTTGAGGATGCGAACCTCGTGATACCTCCGCTGACATCCAAGGTAGTCTTTAATAGAGCTATATGAATGTGCAAGTGCCATAGGTTTTTTCTGCGTTGAGTGGGCACTGATTGTACTTGTTAGCAGTCCCCATAAGAATACCCGACGCCCGACTCGCAAGCTAGTGGCAACCCCGTTGCCCACTTTGGATTCCATGACATGCACTCCTCGACATAGGCTTGCGCCTCTTTGGATTCTGATTCTTTGGCGATGATGGCAGCCGCGTCATGCACGGTCAGCACCACCTTGTAGCGCTTGGCTATACGCAGCATCTGCTCTGCGACAACGCACCGGGCAACGGCTTGGCAGAAGTTCTCCACAACCTTGCCGCCGTAGATGTACACCGGAACGCCCTTGGACATGTAGCGCCACTGGTTCTTCTCCTCGCCCTCTGCGGTCTTCATGACCACCCGCATCAACTCAGGGTACTGGATGAACAACCCGCTTGGCAGCGTAAGCCCCTTGCCCGGTACGACGTTGATGATGCCCGGTTCATCCACCCGCATGGCATTGCCCATAGCCAGCGCCCGCAGTGCAGCGTCGCCTTGCTTCCACAACAGGGGGATGTTTGGGTACGTAGCGCGGTACTTGTCCACGATGCGCTTGGCCTCTTCCTCGGATACGTCCACCGTGGCTTGCATCTTCAGGAACGCCCGCAGCTTCTTATGCCCGACGCCGTAGCCCGCCCCAAGAATCACGGTCTTGCCTACCTGTCGCTGTGCGCGTGTGACTTCCTCAATCAGGATGCCGTAGATAGAGCTTGCCATGATCTTGTAGACATCTTGCTTCTTTGCAAACGCTTCTATCAAGTCATGCTGCCCAGCCAGCCACGCCAGCACCCGCGCTTCAATCTGCGAGGAGTCGCAGTCAATGACAACGTAGCCCGGGGGTGCCTTCATAGCCCGCTTAATCTTGCCTGCGTTAGCCCCACGCGCCGGTAAATTCTGGAGGTTCACAGAGTCTTGCCCTGACCAACGCCCTGAGTGTGCGCCGTAGTACCGCAGGGGAATAGGCATGGCCCCTCGGTCTGCCATACCAAGGAACCGCTGCGTGCGAGTCTCCTCAATGGTTGTCTTGTTGCCAAGGCGTGCGGCAACGAGTCCTTGTACGTCAACGTCCGGGTGATCCTCCAGTGCCTTGAACTCCTCATCGGTCTTTGCAAACGCATACGCCTGCTTGCCTGTAGCTGGGCTGCGCTTCATGGGCGGCTCAACGTTGAACCTGCGCAGCAAGTCCGCAAACTTGTCGTTGGACATCAGCAGTTTCTTAATGCCTATGGTCCCCTCGGTGTACACCGCATGAACGTAGTCCGGGTCGCCGTCTGCCAGCATCATGTCCCGCACCCGGTCAAGCAAATCCGACTTGCGCTCAACAACCTCATCAAGGTGCGCTTTCAGCAGGGGCTTGTCCAGCACCAGCACGGGGTCCACGTACATCTTTATCGTGAGGTCAATGAGTTCCAACTCCTGCCGTGGAAACCCCATGCCCATGTAGCGCTTGAACAGCGCGTAGGTAAGCTCTCCGTCGTTCTTGCAATACCCACCGTACCGCTCCAAGGCGTCCGTACCAAAGTCTGCATACCGAAGCCCCAGCGCATTGACAACCTCTGTGCCTTTGACGCCGACATCTGCACGCTTGGCCTGCTCCGCTAGGCTATGGGACTTCTCATGGGGGAACAAGGCGCGGGACATGCCCAAGGTATCCAGCCACGCCTTTGGCTTTACGTCGTAGTGCCACCGAAAGATGGCCGCATCGAACGCTGTGTTCTGGCACAGGATGAACTTATCGGACCAGTCAATGTTTTGCAGCACCTCGGCTACTTGTGGCTTGGGATACCAGACGGCGGGTGCATCGTCAAACTTCAGGCTCAGGCCAATCGTCTCAAACTCAGGGCTACGTACGTAATGCTCCGTCGCAATCTTGCTCAGGCTGAACTCCCGACTGTAGAACGTCTCGAAGTCCGCTGTCACTATTTGGGGCATTTGTTTTCCAAGGTTGGTTGGTTTGTAGCGCGTACCGCTTACGGTCACGCTGTCTCTTCGCAGCAAGCTGCTGCTCTTTCTTAGTAGGGGCCGGGACCGCCCCATTGAGGATGCCCCGGATGTCTGCGGTCATGGCTTATCCCGTAGCCCCGCGACTATAAGGGGCACCGCGACTACAGACTCCTCGTTGATAACTACAGACAAGCCCCCTGCCTTGGTGATAGCCACAAGCTCCCGGTCTTGCAGTGCCGTCGTCTTGCCCTTGCCTGCCTTGCACTCAATAGCCAAAAAGTATCCGTTCACGCAACAGATGATGTCGGGCACACCGACGCGCCCATAGCCATTGGCAGCGGGAGAGAAATGGTACACCTCATGCGCATCAAGAATCTTCTTGACCGCAGCTTTGACTTTCGCTTCAGGAGTTTGGGCCACGTAGCACCTCCAGTAACTTCTCCATGTAGTGCTGCCCCTTGGCAATCTCCTGCGCGTTCTGATCTTTAGCGCCCATCCGCATGAGGTACTTCAGTGCGCCCCCACGGTAGTAGCCAATCTGCTGTTCACGAGGCCACGTATCTACGACATCCCACGGCTGTATCCCCATGTCTCGGTAGTGCGTCCCCGCCACCTGACGGTCACTTGCAAGCTCACTCATTCACGGGCTCCTTTGTAAAAACATTCAGTTTAGCGCGACTGTACGTAAAGAAGTCCCGGGTAGCGAGCGAATGTTCCGAACTCTTACGGGACAAGTTAGACAACATACCGGGCTCGTTTCCTTTTGCACGCTGGGCTTCTACGCTGGCGGTTGCAATCTCGCTTCGTCGGTACGACGGTGTACTCGCAAAGATACTTGGGCGGGGGTTGTTAGCCCACAGGAACGGGGAGTCCGGGCTGCATTTGCAGTTTTTAGAATGTCTCTTAGCGCGTTTAGTTGCCATTTGGTTTCCTTGTTGCCTTTTCTATTTGTTCTCTGATCCATTTGGGTCCACCCAGTTGAAGTAGCTTGACCCGTTGGCTTTGCGTCAGCTTGACTGTGTAAACAACATTCAGTGGTTCACCGGGTCGTTTTTCGCTCATTGGTTATCCCTGATCATCTTCTTTACATCGTCCACCGTCAGGCCAAGCTCGGCCAAAGCAGCGGGTTGAATAAGCAGCTTGGTCGGCGTTTGCTTTATTGTTTCATTGGGTTGCTCAAGCATCTGCTGAATCTCTTTCAGAGCCTTTGCAAGACTGGCCTCGGTGAGTTTAGTCATGTTGTCCCGTGTCAAATCCAAGCGCATCTTCTGTTCGCGCTCAATGCGCTCAAACTCGTCGTCTTCAGTGATCATTGTCATTCTCCATATCTTTGAGCATTTGGTTTAACGCTATCATTTTTTTCATTGCTTCCATTTGGTTCTTGTGAACCCACTCCGCAGCTTCGCTAAATGCTTTTTGGGCTGCGTACAAATCGCTGATTTCCTCTTTGATTTCTTGTTTTGTTTTCATGTGTTACTCCAAGTTCTCATTGCGTATGCACAGTCTCGTTTCAAGTAGGGCGGTAGCTGCTTGTGTTTAGCCAGCATGTCGGCCCATTGACTGATGTACTTCTCGTAGCGGTCTAGCCATAGGGCTTCTTCTTTTGCGGTCATGTGTTCTTCTCCTTGAGTTTGGCTTCAACAGTACGGGCGAACTCAATCCACTTACTGCCATAGACATTGTTTACATCAAACAAATCCAAGACCTCTTCTGGTGTCAGTCCTACCCACGGGCGTGGTCGGCATCCCTCATTAAACCCCTCTGCAAAACCCATTGCATAGTCTGCTGATGTTGGCTCTACCTTGTCGCAGTACTCTTCCAATGCACGGGTGTACGCAACGTGCGACACGTAGTCGGATTCAGTCGGTCGGTTCATTGCTCTTCTCCTTTGGTGGTGTGGCATTAAGCACGGCCTCAAGATGTTT